GCCCGAGCTGAGCGCTCGAGCCGGCGTGACTTCAGAACTGCAGTCGAATCGGGACGGCGGGATTTGAACCCGCGACCCCCTGAACCCCATTCAGGTGCGCTACCGGGCTGCGCCACGTCCCGTAAACTGTCTAGATATAGTCACTTGCACTGCTTCCAACAAGTCCCAAAATATGGGGGTGTACTGGTTGTTGTGCCGGTTCATTTCACCGCTTGCTCTGCGATGACTTGGAGAATGACGGCGAGCACGAAGAGGATGCAGGGCACCAGCAGACAACCCAAGCATCCCTTTTCCCACGCGGCAAGCCGAAGCCTGCCCCCACAGTGCGGGCAACGGAGAGCGTTCATCGCCACGCGTCCATTGCAGTGCCTGCATGGTATCATTTCGCGGCCCTCAATTGGTGTGGGTTGATGACTACCTGATACATCGTCGCTGCATCGATTTGCTGGTAGCTGTGCTTGAGTGCTTCGAGTGACTTCCATCCCCCCGCCGCCGCTACGTCTCTGTCTGGCAGGTGCTTCCTCTCCGTGGCCCATTTCCGCCGGTACGCATGCCATAGTGAGCCTTTGAGCGGCGCCAGCCCTGCCATCGTCTCCGCATCGCGCAGCCAGGAATCGGCAGTGTGCCGTGAGACGTGGCGAGCCGGATCGTTCGGACGCGGAAAAAGGAACGCGGTTCCGATGCCCGGCCTCTCTGCGATGATGCGATCAATCGCAGCCCGTACATCCTCATCGATGGGTACGTGAGTCTCGCGTTTTGTTTTCTCCGTATCAGCAGGCCAGACGATGGAACCGTGGGGGCACTCTGCCGTGCGCTCCAAGCGGAGATCATGAAAGCGGAGCTTGCATACGGCACTGATACGCCTGCCCGTTCCGTTCACGATGTCCAGCATTTCGGGTAGGTACGATGGCAGCTTGATGCGCTTCCGGTTCGCGCGCATCTCCATCGTATGACTCTCAGCCACTTGCCGCACGGAATCGAAACGATCTTGTGTCGCGAGTGGTTGTCGGGGATTCACTTCATGGGGCGCCTTGAATCCACGTATCGGATTCTCGCGCATTAGGTACTTGCCATCCGACAAGCGCCAAGTGTGCGCCCAATTGAATACCAGCCAGAGCCAGATACAATCGCCCTCGATGGTGCGATCCCGAACAGGCTTCCGCTTGCCCTTCGGAACCGCGTTCCCTCGCGAATCGATGGCACCTGAACGACGGTTGTTGATGAAGCCGTGCCACTGAGCCGAAGAGATGTCATACGGTTCTGTGGTGCCGAGTACCCGCGCCCACATCTCCGCGCGTCGTGCATCGGCTTTCTGTTCGGACTTCACCTTTTCAGGGCTGTGATGTTGAAGGTACTGAGCGAAGATCGTGGCAAGCGACACCTTACCTTGCGCGATGTCGCTGCATCCATCTTCCAGCTTCCGTACTTCCTGCTTGGCCCACGACTTTGCCCGAGCACGGTCCCTGTGTCCTAGGCTCACGTAGCGCCAGTTTCCTTTTCCGTTGCGAGCGCTCGCATCCCACATCCTGCCGTACAAGATGCCGCCTGCTTTGCGCTCCAATACCGTTATGGTATTAGGCCGCTCGCCGGTGGTGTACTTCCATTTCATAGGTCGTATTCCTCCTGTTCGTTCGCGTGCTCCCGAATCCAGAGCACGATTTCCCGTTCATCGTTCTCATCAATCAGAGCCGGGGGAATGGGCAGGAGTATTTGCTTCGGGCCGCCGTTTGCGACGTGAAGCATTTCGATCAGGAGCAGACCACCAGCGATGTTCGCTTCCTCGATGAGCACTTGCCCACCATACACGATTTCTGTCGCGTGCATGACGCTCATGAGCCGTATTTCTAGTTCAGCCCGAGCGTCGTAATGCCGCTGGATGATGTCGCGGATTCCTCGCTTCATCGCTTCACCTCGATGAACGTCTCCACGTACGTCAACAGCCGCTCCATCTGCGCATCTACCTGCTTTCGCCAGTAGTCCACCATCATCGGACTACGCTCGCCCTGACGCTGTGCTGAGCGTATTCGCTCAACCGCGTCTACCATCCCTTCCCTTGCCCATTGTGGCAACATCTTGCTTCCCTCCATCCAAGGCCTCGCGGATGATTTGCGCGGCTCGAGCCGACCTATCCGCGTAGTCGGCCAGAGCCATGAATACCTTTTCCATTTGGACATCAGACGGAGATTTCTCCCCTTGCCGGATGCGGATGAGCCATGACTGATCGATGCCCGCATTTCGGCCGAGTTCCCGAATGGTGCCCGGAGCTAGTTCGATGGCCCGTCTGATTGCTTGCTGGTAGGTATCCATGTTCATCAATTTGATGAGAGGGTAGGGGGGAACGCAAGGGTACAGAAATACCCCTGCCAGAATCGAACAGGGGTAATCTCTGCAAGTCTCTAGTTGTGCGCTACTTAACTGGCCCTCTCAAGTACCCGATCCGCCAATGACGGGGTATGGGTACGTGCCTTCCGGGGCAGGTCTGAACGTCTCACGCGAGGAGCGTTCTTTCTCCCCACATTTTGTAGCTGGCCAGAGGCCACTTTCTTGTAGAGGGCACTCGTGCTGTACCCTGACTCCCGAGCAGCATCCTCGATTGTCATGGCCTCTAGTTCGGCCTCTCGCTGGTGAGCCTCTAGTTCAGCGGCGCATCGCTCAATTGCATCAGCATGATTGTCGCATCCCCAATCCCTCAGATTCATTGCTTCCTCTCTCCACTTTCCTACCAAATCCATATGCACTTCTCCGTTGATGACAACGGTACCTGGCGAAGTGGCATCGGGTAACAATCCTACAGCAGCCTTACCCGCCGTGGCGATCCTACCCATTCACCATTCACCTTCCTGTTTGGTGGATGCGTAATAGCAATGAGTCCTGCATCCTCTAGTTCCTTCAGAGTCCCAGCGAAGCGCCTTGGAGTCCATCCATATCGCTTTGACCCAGCATTGCCACATTGAAAGTCCTTTCCTCTTCCATGCCGATCTATGAGATCCGAATAGAGTAGGTACGCATATGGGGACTGAATCAGCTTCTCTTTGGTCGACTGAGCGACGGATACCATTCTCTCGTTCCATAGCCTGCCCTCGCTTTTGTACGTCCAGACACTACCCGCGATACGCTCGACTTCCGCATCGCTCAATGGTTGCTCCGTGGCAGTGACATTGATCGTCAGGAGTGCATCCAACAGAGACTCGTAACTAGTGGCCTCTCTCCCAATCTGACATGCCATGGCGAAGAGAGTGCTGTTTCTCGCTCCTATGGGTATGAGACTAGGGGCAAGGGGAGAAAGTGCCTTAGAAGGGCCATTCCGCTCGACCACGGTACGCTTCCGTGCCCACATTGGAAGCGTAGGTAGCTCTGGTACGGCATCCAGAGTACCCGCTATGAACTGGTAGCCTGTAGAGTCAGGCACCTTCGCAATTGCTTTCCTCCCCCGTATATCAATCTGCCCATGCAGGATGTAGTCATCCGGCTCTACGACATCGGTGTATGCCCCTTCATTCACGTTCTCTGGATTAGCTCGATACCAGAGATGATATCCCCCGCTCTTTGTCCTAGACTCTAGGGGAGTACTCCCAAAGAATGAGCGTGCCCATTCAACATCTTCCTCTACCTGTATGAGGGCATTTGAAAGAGGCTTGCCCTCTGCATCCTTTGGGACATCTACATCTATGATGGTTACGACATCGCCAGTTCGCATCCCAACTAGGCAGTCCCTATACCGGCTCTTCTCTTCCCATCGGTAGTCAGCTTTGGCATTAGACCATTTGGTAACGGGTACTCCGGTAGTCGGATTAATTGGGAAGGTGGTAATTCCCTGTGCCCTGTACTCTTCGATAATAGCTCGCATACCCATAGCTAAATCGACTCACTACTACTATAAGAGAACATAGGTATGAGAGAGTAGTTAATACTCTCACTACTATTAGCCCTCTTATCTAGCTTCTCCATACTGTCCATCTTCTCTCTCCTGTCCATGATTCCCTCTTAAGTCCTACCTACACATCTATTACGTGAGGCCATGCCGTCTCATAACGAACGAGAGTCCCCTAATCAGGGACTCTTTTAACATCTGGCATCACTGGCGAGGACTTAATGGGGAGAGAGCAAGGAGAGAGACAATGCGGCGTTACCCGGATGAAGTAGAAGCACTATTCATAGACGATGAGCTAATCGACTCGATGCCCGATGAGGATCGACGGTTCATCCGTGCGGAGTTGGAAGAGGAGTTCAATGGTGCGCCACTTCATAGCATCCCCGCAAGAATGGCCATCTACAATCTAGGCTGCAAAGCGGAAGTCAAGATACCGTGCCCCAAGTGTCAGACTACTAAGCGTATCCAACAATTCCCTTGGACTCTTCTCTCATGCCGCCGATGTGAGACGGGAAATAGCAGACGTATGCGTCAGTGGATGGAGAAGTGGTTAATAGCGGCTCTTGCTGGCGCACAGTGGGAATGTCGTAAATGTGGCGAGAGTAAGCCAGTCACAGCGTTCCCCTGCAACATCTCAACATATGTCTGTAGCGTCTGTCAGTATGCCGACAAGTAATCCCACCGCCTGCCCCTGTGGTCGTAGAGACTGTACGAAGCACAGAGCGCAGAGGATTGATAACCGTCCTACAGCAGCACAGAGAGGGTACGATGAGAGATGGCGCCGATTCCGCCGTTATCGTCTGAGCCAAGAACCGCTATGCCGGATGTGTCTTGCAGAGGGCCGAGTACGCGAAGCGCAACATCTCCACCACGACAAGCCACTGCGAGAGTATCCCGAGCTACGGTTATCAGTGGAGAACACTATACCACTATGCGTCCAGCATCACATGCGCTTGGAAGGAGAACGCCGTGGACATTACGAGTCGTAACATCAAGAGACTCCTGACACGGAAGGATGCCAAGTACATCTGCAAGACTCACGGTGCCCTGTCAGTCACGGACGTGTCAATACATGTGGCATGCAAGTGCTGTAAGCAAGCAGTCAACCAGACACGGACACCAGAGCAGTATCAGGCCATGACAGAGCGCTCCCGTGCCAGATACGATGCGGCAGTAGCCAATGGTGAGATATGGCGATGCAGCAGATGCAGTCAGGAGTTCCCTGCATCACAGTTCGCGTGGAACCGCCGTACCGTATGTAGGCCGTGCCATAATACCACCGTGACCGATCACTTTCACAGCCTATCGAAGAAGGAACAGCGTGCCCGGCGCCAACGCGTCAAAGAACGGCAGCAGGCACGTCATGCAAAGGCTATTGAGGATGGCGTCTCATTCCATTGCACCAAGTGCAACACTACCAAGTTGGCCAATGAATTTCGCTATCATAATCACAGTACATGCCATCAGTGTTACAACGCCAAGTACAGAGAGCGTTACCACGTGGTGAAGAACCAGAGGCTAGATAATGGGGCATAACGTCTTTGGTCCGAGAGCATCTGATACAGGTGATGCTATGCTCCTCCAAGCATACAAGGCAATATCAGCCTACCAGAGCCTCTTACGCCGCCTCATGGACACGTGCCCCGATGATATGCGCTCAGTCATAGAAGCCGAGAGAGATAGGATACAGAGCGACCTAGCGCGCCACAGCATTACAGGTGAACCTCAACCCAAGGATGCACGATGACCGCTAGACTAAACGCGCTAATCAAAGACTATCACCTACAGCTACGTCTCACACCTTCCATGCGTGCCCATACCATATGTGTAGATGCACTGCGTGAGATAGCAGGCGAGCAATGGACCGAAGCAGGAGAGAGAGCACGTAGAGCACTGGCAGAGGCCAGCAAGGGGAAGGGGGAGTGAGTCTCTGTACCTATGCGCTGCGTACCTCCGCGCCCATCTTCTTTTTCTTTTCACGTGTAGATGAAAGGCCCTAAACCTACCCCCACAGCGACCCTTGCCCTCCGGGGGAGTTGGCGAGCTAAGACAAGAGCAGGAGAACCTATGCCCGATTTAGTCGACTCACTGACAGCACCTAATGACCTGACTCCCGAAGCCGAAGCACTCTGGAACAAGATGGCACCTCACCTCCAAGCCTGTGGACTTCTCACAGTGGCAGACGTGCCCACATTCGCACGCTACTGCCGTACCTATGCGGCATGGGATGAAGCAATGACCATCGTAGAGACCGAGCCTAACCGCGATAACGTCCTCACTCTCGCCAAGCTGGATGAGATGCTTCGGAAGCTGGAAGCGAATCTAGGACTCTCTCCGGCGGATCGTACGGGTATCCGAACGGAGAAGCCGAGTCAGAACGGAAAGGCCAAGTTCTTTGCAGCCTAGTGCGCTACTGCCCCTGATACCCGGCTATGACAGTGTAGCCACAGCACGACCTACCGACTACTTCGATGAGGATGCCGCACAACTAGCGCTGGACTTCTTTCCATCCGTTCTCCAATTCATCGAAGGTGCGAAAGCAGGACAGCCCTTCCAATTAGAGCCGTGGCAGCAGGCAGTAACGGCAGCCCTTTGGGGATGGAAGCGAGAGGATGGGACTCGTAGGTACAGGGAGTGCCTAATCTACGTGCCCCGTAAGAACGGAAAAACGCCATGGATGGCGGGCATGATGCTCCTCTCGTTAATGACGGATCATGAACCTGGAGCACAGTGCTACAGCGCCGCGAGTAGCCGAGATCAAAGCAGCCTGCTGTTCAAGCACTGCGCCGGAATGGTACGGGCAGAGCCCGAGCTATATAAGCGGCTCAAGGTTTATAGCTCCTTGAAGAGCATCGAGTACCCGGCAGAAAACGCCATCCTCAAGGCACTTGCCGCTCAAGCCGGTACACAGCATGGCCTAGGAGCATCGTTCGTAGTCGTGGACGAACTGCATGCCCACAAGGATGCGGAGCTTGTCGAAGTCCTGCAAACCTCGATGGCGGCAAGACGGCAACCGATGATGATCTACATCACCACAGCCGACTACGACCATCCCTCCATCTGCAACACAAAGTACGACTATGCATGCAAGGTGCGCGATGGAGTCCTCGACGATCCTGCCTTCCTACCCGTCATCTATGAATCGAAGCCGGATGATGACTGGAAGGACCCCGCCGTATGGGCCAAGTGCAATCCCAATCTGGACGTATCGGTCAACCGTGCATACCTAGAGAGGGAGTGCAAGAGGGCACAGGCCGAGCCCAGTTACGAGAACACGTTCAAGCGGCTGCATCTCAATCTGCGAACTGGGCAGGCCGAGAGGTGGATAGCCGTGGAAGATTGGGCGGCATGCAAAGCTGAGACATGGCCCGATCTATCAGGAGTGCCCTGCTACTTGGGGCTCGATCTCTCACAGACGAAGGACATCACCGCATGCGTGGCAGTCTGGCCCTATGACGGCAAAGTCTACGTCAAGCCGTGGCTGTGGCTTCCTGAAAAGAGAGTCCAAGAGAACGCCGACAACGTGCCCTATGACCAGTGGGCCAGAGCCGGATACGTCAACATCATCGAAGGGGACTCCATCTCCTACCCGATCATACGTCAGGCCATCAATGACATCCGCGATGACATCGCAGCGAAGCGGGGCAAGATCGTAGAAGTGAGATACGATCCGTACAACGCCACGATGCTATGCGGCCTACTGGCCGATGAGGATGGGTTTACGATGACGGCTGTACGGCAAACGACAACGGCCCTGAACGCTCCAAGCAAAGAGCTTGAGCGTCTGATACTCTCGCGTGAATTGCAGCACGACGGTAACGAGTGCCTTTCATGGCAGGTAGGGCACGTCGCTCTACAGTATGACACGACAGGGAACGTCAAGCCGAGCAAGAAGAGGCGGAACAGTAGTGAGCGAGTAGACGGGGTGGTTGCACTAGTCAATGCAATCAGTGCCATCCTCACCATCCCCAAGGAGAGCGTCTACCATAGTCGCGGCATACTGACTGTTTAGGACTTAAGGATAGCAAGGAGCGTACATGAAACTTCCTAGTTGGATGAGCTTTGGAAAGAGAAGTCTAGAAAACCCCGCAACGAGTCTGAGCGACCCGGATGCGTGGCTCTTTGAAGCGCTAGGCGCACGCTCCTCTAGTGCGGGTATATCGGTGAGTCCGACGAACAGCCTAGAGGTTACGGCAGTGTGGGCGGCAGTGCGCCGTATCAGTTCGACGATGGCATCCCTGCCCCTCCACGTCTATGCGAGAACGGAAGCCGGAAAGGAGGTAGCGCGCAATCATCCTGTCTACCAGTTGTTGCATACGCGTCCTAACCCATGGATGTCATCGTTCGTATTCCGTGAACTAGTCGTCGCCCATCTCCTCATCGTCGGATCATCGTTCATCGAAGTGGAGCGGAACGGCGCAGGTATCCCAATTGCTCTGTGGCCCATTCATCCGCTGAACGTGGATGTCAAGATACAGCGCGACGGTTCACCACTGTACGTAGTGACGGTAGATGGACAACCTATCCCCCTCAGTCCCGACACGGTCATCCACATTCAGGGTTTCAGTCTGGATGGATGCAGGGGACTCGTGCCCGTATCCGTCGCCCGCAATGCCATAGGACTCGCTAAAGCGAGTGAGCAGTATGGGGCAACTTGGTTTGGAGAGGGGGGAGTACCATCGGGAGTGTTGAGCCATCCGGGGCAATTGGATGAGGAAGGCCGCGCCAATCTTCGCAAGTCATGGAGTGCCATCCATTCAGGCAAGAGCCGCCTAGCCGTACTCGAGGAAGGAATGGCGTACAGCCCGTTAGCCGTGGCACCAGAGGTTAGCCAGTTCCTTGAATCGCGCCAGTTCTCCGTCAGCGAGATAGCGAGAGTGTTCCTGATTCCTCCGCATCTCATTGGGGACTTGTCGCGCAGCACTTTTTCTAACATCGAGCAACAGTCGATTGAGTATGTCCAGCACTGCATACAACCGTGGTGCGCTCGCGTGGAGCAGGAACTTACCCACGCTCTTCTAGATGGGGAGTACTTCGCGGAGTTCAACCTTTCCGGCTTGATGCGGGGCGACTCGAAGAGCCGTGCGGCATACTATGCCACAATGGTAGACAGAGGGATTTTCAGCGTTAACGAGTGCAGGGCTCTTGAAAACATGAACCCCGTGGATGGTGGCGATGTGCTCCGCGTTCCCCTGAACATGGCACCACTGCCTAAGGATGTACCCGATGAACAGTAAGCTCGAAGTCCGTTCCGTAAATGACTTCTCCCTCGACGGGGGGAAGCTGGTAGGGTATGCAGCCCGTTTCAACGTGCCCAGTGATGATCTTGGCGGCTTCATTGAGACGATCAAACCGGGAGCGTTTACCCGCACACTGGTAGAGCGGCCCGATGTCTTTGTGCTGTTTGAGCACGACCATACGCAGGTAATTGGCCGTACCCTGAACGGTTCCCTCACACTAGCGGAAGATGAGATGGGATTGCGGTTCAGCGTTACCCCGAATGACACATCATGGGCAAGAGACGCGATGGAGCTTGTACGACGTGGCGACCTAGCGGGTATGTCGTTCGGCTTCCGCGTGCCCCAAGGCGGCTACACCATCGATACATCGCAGTCCCCAGCCCTTCGCACCTTGCATGATATCGACCTATACGAAGTCAGTCTTACCAGCCTACCCGCCTTTCCACAGACCGATGTCTCTATCCGTAGCATCGTATCCACCAACAACAACATAGCGCGGGCACGATTGAGCCTCGCGCAGATACTCTAGCAGCGAGGTTCATACATGACCATTGCAGAACTGACTAAAAGGAAGAACGACGCCGTACAGGCCGCGAGAGAGCTTCTTAACCGCGCCGATGGCGAGAGTCGCAGCATGACCGATGAGGAGAGCACCAACTTCGACAAGGCTATTGCCGACAGTGAGCGATATGCCGCCGACATCGACAAGCGTAGCCGTCTGGATGCCCTTGAGGCTCAGCAGAATGAGAGCAGAGGCCGCATTACTCGCCCCGAGACTCGTACCAGCGATACCGGCCTTCGCGATTGGATGCTCCACGGCACGGATGCGCTCAACATCTCGCTCCGTAACGATCCCCTCCGCACCGATCTGGACTACGACAAGTGGCAGACGCGCGCACTGAGCGCTGGAACCGCTACAGCAGGTGCCGAGTTGGTGCCGGAAGGATTTGCCGGGCAGATCGAACGTGCGATGCTGGCCTACGGCGGAGTACGTGAAGGTGCCTCAGTCATTCGTACTAGTACGGGTAACGATCTGCCATGGCCTACGTCCGATGATACTGATAACGTCGGCGCCATCCTCGCGGAGAACGCCGCCGATAGCGAGCAGGATGTAGAGTTTGGAAGCGTGACGCTCAAGGCGTACAAGTACACCAGCAAGATTGTGCGAGTGAGTACGGAGTTAATTCAGGATGCAGGCGTGGATATCGGCTCGCTCCTGGCTGACATGCTTGGCGAACGCATCGCAAGGGGTACGGCAGTCCACTTCGCTACTGGAACAGGGACCAATCAGCCACAAGGACTGATTACCGGCAGCACAAGCGCGTTCACGTCGAGTAGTGCCACTACCTTCACTCTAGATGAGCTCATCAATCTCACGTTTAGCGTGGATGAGGAATACAGACGTAAGGCCAAGTTCATCCTGTCTCCGTCTGCCCTCAGCGTCATTAGTAAGATGAAGGATGACAATGGACAGCCTCTATGGCGTCCAGTGGTGGCAGGTGCCCCGAATACCATTCTTGGCTACAACTACATCGTCTGCCCGGAACTGGATTCCGTAGCTGCGACTAAGAAGCCGATTGCCTTTGGCGACCTGTCTAAGTATCGCATCCGCGATGTGCGAGATGTTCAGGTAGCACGGCTTCAAGAGCGCTACGCCGAGTATCACCAGATTGGCTTTGTCGCCATCTCGCGCCATGATGGCCGCATGGTGGATGCCAGTGGCGCAGCGATCAAGTACATAACTATGAAGAGTTCGTAATACGGCTACTGCGTCTCTCATCTTCGCAGTAGTGGGCGTAGGTCGTGGCACTAACTCCTCCATGCCTACGCAAGATGCACGATAGTTAGCGTGCATCGGGATGTCTCTGTGGTGGGTAGTCCTTTCCCGTACTACTCATCCAGAGCATCCAGTCCCTTACCTAGATACCTATGGCATTTGTCTCGTTAACTGAAATGAAGGACCATCTCCGCATCACAACGGACGATGATGATGCGATGCTGGCCATCTACTACGGAGCGGCAGCCGAATACATCACGATGCTTACTGGCCTCGCGGATAGCATCGACCCAGTGCCCTTCGCCATCAAGGCGGCTTGCCTACTCATCCTGTCTGATTTCTACGAGAACAGGTTAGCGGCCCAAGCCGACAAGCTGTACCCGAATGGCGCTGTAATGCGGCTCTTGATGCCCCATAGGGTTTGGGAATGAATCCGGGCACGTTGCGCGACAAGATCGTAATAGAGAGTCCCATCGTGAGCAATGACAATGCCTATGGTGAGCCCATTACGACATGGACACCATTCGCCACTGCCTACGCTCAGAAAGAGGACTTGACGGGCAGAGAGGCTTACTATGCCAACGCGGCTAGGAAGGAAGCGACGATGCTTACCCGCTTCACCATCCGCTACGTGCCCGATCTGACAGCTACGATGCGGATCGTCTCCGATGGCGAGTACTACGACATCCAGAGCATCGCGGAACGCCGCGACCAGTTAACGATTATCGCAGAGCGGCAGCATGGCTAAGAAGAGTCGTACGGCATACCTGGAGGGAGCGGAGGAGCTTGACGCCGCTCTCAAAAGGCTAGGGGATAGAGCTACAGGGCTCTTGCTCCGCGAAGCCGTAGAAAAGGCAGCAGAGCCGATTGTGGAAGCCGCGAAGGAAAAGGCACCCAAGCGCTCCGGTGCCCTCGCGGAAGGTATTCATGGCGAGGTTACCACCAGTAAGCAGGGGCAAGCCATCCTCGACATCTCCTACAACAAGAAGCAGTACTACGGGGGCATGGTCGAAAGGGGAACGAAGCATCAAGCAGCACAGCCCTTCCTCCGCCCTGCCATTGAAGAGCAAGCAGAGGAAGCCGAGAACGAACTAGCGCGCTACCTGTGGGATATGCTCAGCGAGGTTATCTAATGGACGCGATGAAGGTAGTGGGTACGCGTCTCCTCGATGAGACATCCGCCGGTACGAGAGTCTACCCGCTCTACTTGCCCCAGAATGTGACCTATCCCTGTATCAGCTACTTCCAAATCTCAGCGTCTCAGACGCATGCGATGGGGATGGATCTGAACCTATGGCGCGTGCGGATACAGGTAGATGTATGGGGCGAGACGTACGCCGCTACTCAAGTCCTAGCAGATGAAGTGCGGGCAAGGTTGAGCAGATGGAAAGGTACGATAGATGGTGTGACAGTGATTGATACGCTCTTCGACGATGAAGAGATGGTGCCCGATCCGGATATGATGACGTACCGGGTACTGCAAGAATACACAATGTTAGCAGGTACAGCTTAGGAGGTTCATATGGCTAGTAAAGTTCTAACGGATGCCTATCTCAAGATTGGAGATGTGGACTACAGCAGCAAGAGTGTGGACGTAGCTCTGTCGTTCAGTGCAAATACGGTGGACGTGAGCACGATGGGTACGGATGCGTGGGGAGCGCAGGAAGCCGGACAGAAGAGTTGGTCGCTGTCGGCATCGTTCATTGCTGACGATGCAAGTGTAGATGCGCTCTTTGATAGTTTGGGCGACATCGTAAGCGTTGAGGTTCGCGCTACTACGGATGCTATTAGCGCTACCAACCCCGCTTACGTGAGTGACAAGGGCAGCATTACAGCGTTCAGCCCGCTCGATGGCAGCTTTGGCGAAGCGCGGAAGTATACCGTAGAGATTAGCGGCGCCGGGGCGATGACTAAGATCACCACCGACCCGGATGCGTAACCGATGAGCATACGCGATCAAATACTTAAGGCCAATGATAGGCCATTGAAGGCTCTGGAAGTACCCGAATGGGGCACTACGATCTACCTGCCGACATTCAGCGCGGCAGAGTTAGTGCGCATCGAAGAGCTACGAGAGGATGACCAGATTCCCATCGGTGCCTTTGCAACCGTCATCATCCGCGATGAGAACGGTAATCCGATCTTCGCGCCAGAGGATGCCGCCGAACTGTCGAAGAAGAACGGTTCCATACTCGCTCGCATCGTCGTGGAGTGTTGGAAGCATAACGGCATTGGTGAAGAGGCTCTGGACGAAGCAAAAAACGACTAGAGGCGAGTGCCCATGAACGATTCCTTTTGATGCTCGCGAGAGAACTAGGAATGACGCGCACTCGCATGATGCAGGAGATGGACGCAAGCGAATTGACCGATTGGATGGCGCTCTATGCCATCGAAGGGAGAGAGGCCGAATTGAGACGATTGGAAGCTAGAGCAGAACAAGGACACCAGAACGTGCGACGTGGGAAGTAATGGCGAGCCGATTATTAGGTGCGTTGCGCATAAGACTGTCAGCCGAGACACGTGATTTTCAGCGCGGCTTGGAGGATAGTCGACGGCGCGTAGACAGCTTTTCGAAAAGGATGAAGCGCTTCTCCAAGGAAGTAGGATTAGCGCAAGTTCTCGCGTTCTCTGCCGTCGTAGGCGTACTAAAGAAGAGCGTGGACATCGCAAACGAGTACGACGCTTCGCAACGCTCCCTCGCATCGAGTGCGAAGCTGGCTGGCGTATCTCTCAACTACTTGCAAGGCATCTCCACACAGGTGCAACAGCAATTCAAGTTGAGTAGCGCGAGTGCCAACGAGTTCAGTTCGGAAATCATCAAACTAACCGGAAAGGCTGGCGACCTATCGAAGAGTAGCGCAGCGCTCGCGGCTTTCCTCGACATAGGCGCCGCGCGTGGACTAGATGCCATAACGACGCTACAGCGACTACAGCAAGTTGTCATCGGGGTTGATAGAGGCTTCGATCTCTTCGGTGAAAATGCGTCAGTGCTCTATGCGAAGTACGCGAAGCAGATTGGTACGACAGTAGGTAAGATGTCTGAGATGCAGAAAGCCCAAGCCATCATCAACCGTACGCTGTCCGATGGTGCGAAGGTGAGAGGTGCCTATCAGGAATGGCTTAATTCGGCGGCAGGTCAGCAGTACCTATTGAGCAAGAGCGTCAAGGATACCGGCTCGGCTCTAGGCCACGCGTTACAACCTGTCCTAGTCGCCATTCTCCCCGTACTCACGAAGCTGAGCGATGTACTTGGATGGATCATCAACTTTCTTGTTGATCTGGCTCGCGGCTTTCACGCGACGGCTACAGCGATGGCCCAAGCCGCCATCCTCATCAAAGGTGGCTATATAGGCGGTGTGGCGCCTGTATTTGAGGATTGGAAAAAGAAGATGGGGGAGATCATCCATGGGGCTAAGCAAGTAGGCACGGCTATGGGTAACATCCCCAACTTGCCCACCCATACCGATGCCCCGCCAAGGATTGAGACTCCGACGAGCACCTACGATGCCGCTGCAGCACGTAACGACATCTATACCGAAGATGCTCTAGCACGAAGCCGCATGTATGCCGACTTGGGACTGAAGCAGCTAGGCACGGAAGGGAGCATCGCAGACAAGATGCGCATCCAACTTGCTCTAGCCCAGCAGCTATATGCGATTCAGGCGCAGAGCGTCCAAGCTGATACCCGCCTCTCATCCCAGCAGAAAGCCAACGAACTGCTAAAGCTCGACCTAGAGAAGCAGAGAGAGATTTACCAGATACAGCACAACGCTCTACTCGATGAGGAACTAGCCAAGCAGCAGCAGATTGCAGAGGCGATGAGACGTAGGAATGATGCAATCACTGCCGGGGCATCTGCGATTGTCGGAAGCGTGGCCAGTGGACATCCCTCTGGTAGTGCAATCGGTGCCGGGATTGGAACCGCACTCAGTTGGCTACCCGGTGGCCAAGTATTGCCAGCAGTCGGCGGCTTCATTGGAGGGCTCTTCGACGGCGACAAGCAGAAAGAAATAACGATGCCCGTCGTGAAGGGACTGGAAGCTATCGAGCGTGCCCAGAACGAGACCATCAAGACGATCAAGTCTCAGACCGATGCACTTCTCAATCCCGAGTCGCGGCTCTTCAACCTGCCCTCGACGTTCACCATCCCTGCCTACAATCCGGGTAACAGCGTCTCCACTTCCTACGGCCCTGTATCGGTAGTGCTGAATATCCAAGGCAGTTCGGATATGTCGCCTACGGAGATCAAGCGCATCGCAATGGAGGGAGTATCTGAAGCGATGCGACAGCAAAGACGTACCAGTTCCTGGAGCAACTAGATGCCGTTCATCATTCAATATGCCGATGACTTCGGAACGATTCAGAAGCGGACGCTAGACCCCTCTCCCTCTGCCGTGGACTACCCGGCGGACAGAGAAGCAATCACAGTACTGAACAGCGTTGATGGGCACGCGATCATCCAACGACCATTGCGAGACGGCCGGGCACGTAAGTGGATCTTCCAAGGATGGCGCTACGACTCCGAGCCATACGCGTCTCAATGGAAATGGCTAGAGCAGCAAACGACTAGCTATCGAATGTCATTGGGACTCGATCCCTACGTAGGCATCTGGGAAAATGTGACGGGCCTCAATGGGTTTGATCGTGTCACATTGTTGGGGGAGCGAGTCTTTACCCGAGTGCGGATTGTTCAGGCTACGAGAGAGATCATCCAGAGGGGTAGGCCGCATTACGATTCCTACCTCACGTTCTATATCGCGGATGACAGCTATCAGGGGTTCCAAGGACTCTATAATCTCTTTGAAAATGGCGCTGGATACGATTCCTAGGTGTGCCGGTTGTTGTGCCGGTTCGATGTAAGAAACCCTGCTAAATCCCGATTCTGGACTTAGCAGGGCTCTTTCGTAACTGCCTGCAACTTCGCACTTTGTACTAAAATGACCTATCTAGGAACGCGAACCCCATTCAGGTGCGCTACCGGGCTGCGCCACGTCCCGTCCGCGCGGACGTTCCGCGGACAAGCGTTGAATGTACTCCGGCGGCCGCCACCGTTCAACCGACCGGCCGGGGAACCCACGG